GCTCTCGTTTGCATATGCTTTCATACTGCCGCACCTCTTTACTTCTTGAATCTTGCAAGCACTACCTTTGACTGATCTGAGATAGCCACAGTGTAATGCTTGTCAGCAGATATAACTGTGCAGCGCTTTGTGCTTCTTCTCTCTGGTTCAACGTTGGTGTCACGCTTGAGGTAGATAGTCAGAGCTGATGTTTCGTCCTCTGTTTCAGTATCAGCGTTGAGCTTGATGATAGGGCATATGTAGAAAGTGCCAGCCTTGACAGCGGCGTTCTTTACAACATAGTCACCCACCTTTGGAGCATAGCCATCTGCACAAGGCGTTACTGAGCCGAGCTTTATCTGTGAAGCAGTTGGTGAAGCTGTGCTGTCCGCAACGACTTCCTTTGCACCCTCTGCATCGCTGTCAACTCTCACATACTGTTCCGGGATAGCCTCGTTAAGTGAAACCTTCTTTGACGGAACGATACGGCAGTTCGCTATTTTGCCTATCTCGCCTGTCATTACCACATTGCCGTCATACTTATCTGCCGAAATGAAGTTCGGGTCCTTTCTAAGCTGTGAGTTCTGATGAGGGTTAATAAACATAGCCTTTTCGGTGTTCAGCTCCTCATTGAACTTGTCAACAGCGTCAACAATGCCGCTGTAAGAGATAGCAGAAGCCGAGCCGTCATAGATAAGCTGGGCTTTCATAAGTGCGTCCATGCTGTCTGCGTCCACCTTAGAAGCGATAGACATTGCAAGCTGTGAAGTCGCCTGACCTGCAGGGTTTCCATAGCCGCTGAGAAGCGCTTCATCAGTTATCTCCACCGCTTTCATGGCTTTCTTTACCTTAGCCTGAGTGGAGTCTGTTTCAAGCTTGACAGTTTCGGCTTCAACGCCCTCTGCAACATCAACTGCGTCGCCGATATACTTGTACTGCGGCACTGTGATAGTGTCTCCGGGCACGCCAACGAGCGTTCTGTCTATCTTCGCAAAGGGAGATACAGTTATCTTAGACTCTATCTTTGCGTCGATCATGTCACTCATTACCTCAGGATCGATAAGGTCGGTGATCTTTGTCTGCTCTGCGAAATACTGCATAGAAATTCTAATGCCATTTGTCATTTTCATAATATCCTATCCTTTCAACTGTTCGTATTTTTCGGGGTCTGTTCGTTTAAGTTCCAACCTCTGCATATACCCCATTTTTGCAAAGGTTTCCTTGCTCACTTCACCTGCGGCAGGCGTTCCTGTGGGAGCAACCGGGTTCTTGATAGGCTCGGAGCTTTCAAAAAGATAATCGTTATCTTTCTTCACGTTCTCAATAGCCGTCTTGATATCCTCAGCCTGATTTTTGGAAGCTTTGAGAGTTTCCACATCAAGCAAAGCTTTAAGAGCCTTGACGTTTCTTGCCTTGCTTGCCGAGATAGCGTTATCAAGGGTAGCGTCAAACTCCATATCAGATATCTTCGCCTGATACTCGGTATCTTTCTTAGCAAGGTCAGCAGTGAGCTGTGCGACTTTGCCGTTTAGCTCCTTGACGTCCACGCCCTCAAATTCTTTGAGAGAGTTCTGTGCGGTATCAAGGCTGTCCTTATAGTTATCACGCTCCACCTCAAGGCGGCTTTTCACCTTTTCAAACTCAGCCACAGTCTTATAATTCTCTGCCACCTGTTTTGTGATGTCCTGTTTCTTGTCCTCAGGGATAACGATACCCAGAGCGGCAAGGATCTCAAAAATGTTTTTCATATGTTTGTCCTTTCTACATAGCTTATATACCGCTCTGTCTGCGGTGTGAAAGTCTGACAGTTTAACGTCATATCAAGGACGAAATGGTATGAAAAAAGCACCCGTTAAGGTGCTTAGTTCCGATATTTGGGTATAAAAATGCCGCCCGACATTAGTCAAGCGGTAAAATTATCATTTGAAATACTCTGTAAGTTCAACTTCTGAATCAATGTACACAGCGTCTATATAATAACTGTTGTGTACGATTATCTTCTTTCCGTTTAATGTGTATATCTGCGTTTGTGAGCCGTCAACATCTGTCAGCATATCGGACCGTTCAATGCCTGGGATATGCTTTTCCAATGCTGCACATTGCTTTTCAAAAATTTCTTTGTCCGCAGCCGTGCAAATATTGTATTCATATTTCTTCATTGCGATCCTCCAATCCATACCTTTTATCTACTGATCTTCGTGTTTTTACAGCGGTCTTCAAAGTGTCTGCTACAGCTTCTTCTCTGCTCATGTTTTTTCGTACCATTTTATTTGATACCAAGTCTTCAAAAGAAATGATAGGTTCGGTCTGGTCAAGAGTTTTACGAGCTTTTTGATCTTCCATTAACTCTCTTGCCTGAAAGCGATACTTGTTACGCAGTTCACAAGCTTGCCTTGCCTGTTCTTCAATAGACTTGCTTTTGTCGATAAGCTGAGGGATATTTTTGTTATGGTGTCTATACCACTTTCGCACGTCTATATCAGACATCTTACCTTTCATATCAATTATATCACTATAATCTTTTTGCGTCAAGTCTATCTTGGTTTTTCCCACCCCCATATTCCCCAGTCCGTCGGCGTTTACACGCTCTCTCTGCTGAGGCAGACCCATTGCTTTTGAAAACCTTGTATACTCCTGGGAAGTGCCACGATATCGGCTGCGTGCGTTGATGATATCCTCCTCATCAGCACCTGCCTCTTCAAGAAGATGTATCTTCTGCCGCTGGGCTCTCATTGCAGTTTCAAGCTTTCTTTGTCGCTGTAAAGCTTCATACTTTGTGTACTCTTTATCACCGTATTTAACAGGCTTGTTCTCCTCTGCATTCATCTGTGCAAGCTCCTCATCTGTGTAGGAACGCTCAGATATGCCGGGGATAAAGGGGTAATAATCGTGATAGCAATTCGCTCCGCACAGACCTGTCACAGTACCAAGACCGCAGATAGTTTCAAGCTCTTTTTTGCTGTAGACCTTGCCCTGCCATTCTTGATGAGAGGGTCTTGCTCCGCTGTGCCAAGTGACTTCAAAATAGTCTGTACCAAGCTCTTGGGCGTTGTCCTCGTTCATTTTTGCGGTTAGCTGTGAAAGCCCTGTCATCACTGAACGCCTTGCGGCTACGTCTGCCCTGTTGCTCCAGCCTGTGGCATAGTCCACAGTGCGCAGACCTGAGTTTGTCATATCCGAAATGACTTTCTTTACGACCGTATTGTAATCGAACGCTCCGCTTGCTATGCCCATTATGGCGTTATCAAGGCTCTGTTGATAGAAGTCAGCCGCCTGCGTGAATTTAAGTTTGCCGTCAGGCTGTTTTACTGCAAATCCGAGTGACTGAGATATGTTTTTAAGCTCCCCCGAAGTCTGCTCCGATACAGCCGACAGCAGCCTTTGCAGACCCTCATTTTCTTCAAGGGGTATCCGTGCTTTACCTTTGGTCTTGTATATGCTATCGTCCCATTCATAGCCTTTTTGCAGGATATCATTGTACAGCTCTTTTATCTCGGCTTTGGAGAGGTCAAGGTTATCGGCTATGGCTTTCTTTATCTCACGCTTGCTCATTCCAAGCTCGTGAAGCCTGTATATCTGCCAATCTGCCGAACGTGTTATCTCGCCGTTTATCTTTATCCTGCGGACGATATCCTCCATTATCTGCATTTCAAGGTCACGCAGGGACTTGTCAAACACCATTGAAGCTCGCTCTATCTCGCTTGCTTTGAGCATTATTCTATCACCTCTGCGGTGCTGTCGGAGGTCATTTTCTTGGCCGTTTCCTCGTCCTCACCATACCATTTCATTCGGTATTCCCACAGTGGCATAATGCCCATAGAAACGTCCTGACGGTCGCTTGCACGCTTTGTTTCATCATCAGCAAGGATACTGTCCTCAAAGTTCACAGACAACTCATAACCGCTTTGAGTAAGCCCATTATAAAACGCCAGCGAATAGCACAGGTCTTCAAGGCAGACACGAAGGCTATTCTGTATCGCCGTGACAGTATCAAACTTTCTCTGCTTTGAGGACTTTATCTCCGTTGCCGTCTTATCAACTGTCTGTGGGTTTGAGATATCCCCATAGGACAGCCCCACAGCAAACTCTATCTCACGCTTGTATTCTTCAAGTCCTGCGATAAAATCAGCCTGTCTTAACTGCGGTGAGAACTCGTGATAAAAGTCACCGCTCGTGCCAGCTGACACGTTTACCCCTCTGAAAAGCCGTTCATTGAGCTTTGGCATTTCTGCACGCTTCTTACCTGTGAACGGGTCTGTCACAGGTCTTAGCACAGCCTCGTCAAAGTCTATTGCACGTTCTCCCGATTCAAACTCCCAATCAAGCCTGCCAAACTGGATATCAGCTTTTCTTATGACTTCTTCCGCACCTGCAAACACCGATACGCCAGAATGTGAACCATCAACTGTATTGTCGATAGGGTTGACATAATAGCCGAAAGAAGGTCGCAGCATAAGTGGATAGGCTATCTGAGGGATAAGCTCTGCCCACTCTGAGACAGCCGTGAGAGGTATCTCAGCACCGAGAGATACGCCGTCATTGGAGCGAAAAGCCCTGTTTGTGATAGTCAGCCCTTTTTCATAGTCCAGAGCGTGATATTCAAGCCTTATGCGGTAATCATTATCGCCCATGCGTTTTATCTCAGGGAAAATGACCTTTATAAGCCTGCCGTTCACGTCATACTCCACAGGAATGAACTGCGACTGCGGAACATACTGCACCTTATCAGCACCCAGCGGCTTTATTATCATTGCTCCTGTTGCAAGACCTCTTTGCAGATTTTTGTTGAGGTTTTCAAGGACGTTTTTCATTATGGCATCAAGCTTATCGTTGGAAACTTTCAGGGCCATTTCATTGATAGCCGTGTTTGCAAACTCCCTCACAACAGCGTGTTCAAGCCGCAGAGAGTGAACTCCCTTGGGTGCTGCATTACCTGCATACATTCTATCCCACTTGTCGATAGCTCTTATCATACTGTCCGTCACGGCGATATCAATACCGTAAACGTCCTTTATATCTGACTTTGAAAGCATTCTGCTTATCCACTCCCTTATTTTTGAAATAATGCCCATAGCTTACTGACCCCGCCTTTTCCATACTCTTTCCATTGCATACCGAACGGCGTCGATAACGTGGTCATTGCCGTCGGGATAGCCGCTTATAACGTTGCCCTCTTTATCTCTGTCATATTCGCAGTTGATGAACTCCTCGCAAGCCACAGGACAACGCTTGTTATCTATAACAATACTTCGCAGAGATTGCAGCCACTTATATGAATACTCCCTGCTGTTAGGACCTTTCTCTGCGCCTCTCGCAAGCAAGCCGTATGCTCTGTAATCCTCAACAGACTTATTCTCTGCACTATCACAGGTGATAAGGTCGTTTGCTGTGATACCAAGCTCAAGCAAATGTTTTGCGGTATCAATATTCTTTGTTTTGTTGCAGGTGTACTCCTGCCATATGAACAGCGTGTGCTGAGCAGGAGCGTAATGCACCCTGACAAAAGCGTAAAGGTCGGGATACCAGCCCCAGTCAATGCCGTTATAGATGTTATCGAACTGTGCTATCTCGCTGTCGGTTATCTCTCTTATGAGGACGTTATCAAAAACATTACCGCCTGTACCGTTTGCAACGCCCATATACTCGTTCTCATAGGCAGTGGGATTGGTTTCTTTGAGAAATTCGGCGTCATCAAGAAAAGGCTTGCCAAGCCACTTTTTCGGCACAGTTAGATAAGTGCTTTCGGTAACGAGTCTGTCCGTTCTCGGCACTTTGATGTACTTATTCGCCCAATTCTGAGCCGACTTCGGAGGGTTGAAAGACTTGAACTTATATGCTCTCTCGCCGCCTCTTATAACAGACTGTTCTATCGTTCGCACAGCTTCTTCACCGCCGAACTGGTCAAGCTCCTCAAACCACACGATGCCGATATAGCCAAAAGGCGGCTTGATAGACTTTATCTTGTGCGGGTCATCAGCACCACGAAAGTATATTTTCTGCCCTGTTGAAATGCGCGTGATCTCAAGGGGCGACTTTGTGCAGGCAAACTCATCATCAAGACCAAGTGCAGATATTGCCCAGAGTATCTGAGAATAAACGCTGTCTTTAAGAGTATTCGCCACAGAGCGCAGGATGCAGGCGTGCATATTCTCGTTCTTCATAAGCAGGTCGATAACGTTCAGTCCGCAGAATGAAGATTTAGTCGAGCCACGTCCGCCGGGGAAAACATACTCGGAATGTTCCTGCTCTGCAATATCGAACAAGACAGGCGAGAACGCAGGAGCGACAAGGCTCGCAGGGATACCGCTGTACGTCTTATCGGGCATAGAAACAGGCTCAAGCTTTTGTTTTTCAAGCCTGAGCCTTGCGTTATCGTATTTTATCTTATGTTTGAGCATATCGTCATCACGGATAATGTCACGCAGCTCTTTCACCGCCGCAACGTCTCCTTGCTTAGCCCTTGCCATAAGAGCCGCATTCACAAGAAGCATATTATTTATGAAGTCAGGGTCAAGGCTGTTAAGGTCAATGCCCTGCTCAACGAGGAACTCATAGTCCGCTCTGGTATTGGCAGGCTGTTCAAGCAAGAAGTCCATTACCTGCTTCATAGTCTTTTTACGCCTGCGGACTTCGCCTGATTTTTTACCGCCTTTTGCACCGTTTTTTCGAGCTTCGCTCGAGCTTGGAACTATTAAATTCTGTTCATTCGGCATTCACCTCACCTCGGTTTTTTTGTTCTTTAGGGTATGAAAAAAGCCCCGACAAGCGGAGCTTTAAGTTATTTTACAAGCATAAAAATAGCCAATCTCTATTCTTTGACATTAACAAAAAAATGTCGTTCGCAAATCAAATTATCAGGAGTTAATTCAACATCATCTGTATCTGACTCAGACTCTTTTGCAAAAGCTAATATTCCATATTCGCCACTCTTGTTTATTGTTTTGTAGTCCATTCTTACTTTTGTATGACCAAAAATAATTTGTCCCTTACCAAAAGACCATTCATTCGACACTCTTTTTTGGCTAGCTTTTCGTGACTCAAGAAATTCTTTGGATGGAGGGATTATAAAACTATCAATGTGAAGAGCCTCAATGCCTTCGCTGACTTTTCTTACTAAAACATATCTAATATCGTATTTCTTATTTACAACGGCACTCGTAATAAAGTCAATGTAAAATTCACCAACAGCACCTTTTTTTATCATTATCTCATCAAATTGATTGGTAATATTATATCTATCGCCAGAAATATCTGCAGCTATAATTGGTACAATATTAATTCTCTCATTAATCATCGCCATCACCCTTGTTGTTTATCTCAAATGTCAAAGCCTTTGAAATCTTATCCAAATCAGTTTTATTACGAACATCATCTTGTGATTGTATCTTTATAGAGTTATTGCTAAGACCATATTTGACTAGTTGCTCCTTAGTTTCTGCTGTATTATTCAATATTTTGTTCATAAGTATTTGATTTTGAGTATCCAACTCATTTTGTTTATCAAAGTTATAAAAACTTAACCCAAGTGAAAAAACAGTAGCAACAAGAGCAACTAATCCAAGTATAATTCCAACCCAACTATTTATAATTGATAATTCTATATTTTTATCATAAATTAAACTAAAAGCTACCAACAATATAAGTGAAGTGGTTATTGCATATATAAACCATGACCAAAAATGTTTTCTAACATATACAATCAGCTTTTCAAGACCTGTTGCTTTTTTTACTCTTTCTTCATCCAATGATACTCACCCCCCACAAAATATAGGATAACAAATTAATTATATATCCTTGCAAATAACTTGTCAAGTTAATATTTAATTACAAAATTGATTACTCTATTGTAATATATGTATTAATCACAACGCAAAAGACGCCCCGATAAAGGACGTCCTGCGGAAAATCAATTAAGGAGTATCTAAAATGGTGGAGCAGACTTCGAGCGGCTAACTCTCGGTCTGCAAATCGAAAGCCGCAGTATGGGGAATACGGCTTTCAGACCCTGCCCGAACGCCCACCCTTACGAGCAGGCATTGGCAATGTAAAATTCAAGGAGTGCCTTTATTTTCTGTCGGAAGCACGCCGACTTGGTGCAGACTTCAAGTATATCCCTCTGGGTCTGCATTCGCCGTTTTTCCTCTTATGGTAGATGAAAAACTTGGCATCAAAAAACGAAACCTCGGCTATTCTACCCGATGACGCACAGCCAAAGTGTGCAGGTTTTTAAGTTATACGCCACCGATGTTTTACGTCCTCGGTCTACGGACTGTATAACAGGCTTGGTGTTCCGTGTGGGGTTTGCACCCACTCTGACTTTGCGGAACATACGGAGCTTTCGCCCCGTCGGACTTTTTTATGGAGGTCCGCAAAGAAACTTTTGCCGTTATGGCATATTATCATTATACTCTCTTGACAGGGGTGATACAAGGGCTTTTTCGGGTGTCTGATAAAATTTCTTGAACATTTTTATCGCATTTGGACCAAGCACCTTGCGAGTATAATTTGCCTCACGGTCAAGAGCCTCAGCTGTTCGTTCCCATGACATTCCGTTTATGTATTTGTTGATTATCAACGCCGCAAGTCTGCTGTCAGGCATACTGTCCGTGATACACAATACATTGTATGACATCTGTTCGTAACTTTTGCAAAGCTTTTCAAGCTCCGTCTTATAATCCGCTATCATCACAACGCTGTCTTCTATCTTTCTTGACGTGCCGCCTGTAAAGCTGGGCGGTATATCGGAGCTTTGCGGCGATGTACTCTCAGCCCTTGCATAGCATTTTTCTATGGCACGCCTTATCGCCGATATACGCTTGTCTATATCCACCAGCTTGTTCAAATATTCTTCTGCTGTCAACCTTTATCCCTCCTCGATCATTCTTCCGCAAACAGGACAGAACTCAAAACGGATTTCCTTGCCGTCTGCACCAAGCTTTTCGCTCCACTCTGTCACTCCATTGCAGTATTCACAGCCTGCATATTCAGGTAAGTTTACGCCGTTATGTTTCGCAAACCCCTCGTCGCAGAGTATAAGCTCCAGTGCCTGCAATGCGTATTCAAGCTTTTCGGCAGGGTCGCTTGCCTTGTTTATCTTCCAGACCGTTGTCTGCCCTCTGCGGATATTCTCCTGCATTATGCAGGCTTGTCTGAAGAACCTGCCGTTTCGCTCTTTGCTGTGAAGATACTCCCGCTTGTATTCTGCCTGCTTGTCCTCGCATATCTCTTTCGACCACCCCTCGTGCCTGTTCTTGTAGCCAAGTCTTGATAACTGCGAGAAATACTTATATTCCTCAGCAGGATACTCGTCATAGATGAGCCTGCCGTCTATCGCCATGTCTTCATATCTTGCGAACTCTTCTTGTGACATTCTTTTGAAATCTATTTTAATGATTATCCCCCCTCTGTGAAGGGTTGTGAAGGGTTTGCACCCTTTTTTAAGAACTCTTTCTTTATATATATTCTTTTTATTTTCTAATACGAAAGGTTAGAAAAACCCTTCAACCCTACACAACCCTACACGCTTACAATTACTTACACATTATCAAGTGACAGCCCATTGAAGTATATACCGCCCCTTGTTCTTACTTTCTCAAAGCGTTTTGCAAGCTCCATACCGAACTTTGTTGAACTCATACGATATTCATTGTTCTGCTCAGCCCAGTTAAGATATGCCGCAAAAAGCTGACTTGACTTAACGCTCAGACCCTTGCCCACAGTACACTTATCCTCAACAAATGCAGAGATAACGTCCATTTCACGGCGGTACTCCCTCACTTCTTCAAGGACGGCACGAGGCATTTTAAGTCCCTCTTTCTGCCACAGCAAACAGCCCTCGACTGCCCAGCGGAATATGCCCGTAAGCTCCGCCGACAGCTTGTATTTCAGCCTGCGGTCTATCTTTTCTTCGGGTATCTGCACAGTGAATGGTATCATATGTATCCTGCGCCATATGCCCGTATCCGTTCCTCTGATGACAGGCTTATGGTTTGTCGCCATCCAAAGCTTGAACTCAGGCTTGAACTCGAACTCGTCGCCGTAAAGCTTTCTTGCCGTAACAGTATCATCGCCTGTAAGCTGTTTGAGCAGACCCTCGTTGATACGAACGCCCTCGTTAGGCTCAACACTTGTCACGAGCCTTGCACCTTTGAGCCTTGCGATATCGCTGTTTATGGCGGTGCTCTGATTTGAACGCACCATAATAGTTTCAGGCTGGATATTTGCCGCATAGTCCCCGAAAATATCCCTTATGATATCAATGAAAGTTGACTTGCCGTTTCGTCCTGTTCCGTAAAGAAAGAACGCACATTGCTCGGTGGTCGAGCCTGTCAGGGAATATCCCACAGCTTTCTGAACGTATCTGATAAGGTCTTTATCCCCTCTGAAAATGTCGTCAAGAAAGGCAAGCCAGCGAGGACAATCGGCATTCTCTGAATACTCAACGGCTGTCATTTTCGTCAGATATGTCATAGGGTCGTGAGGAGATATGCCGCCGCTTCGCAGGTCGATAACTCCACCCGGGGTATTGAGAACAGTTTTAAATCTGTCCATCTGAGCCGGCAGAACAGGAACATGGTGCATGACCTCGCTTAGCATTGCGTTCTTTGATTTGTTAGAACGGCAGGACTTCATATGCTTTTCAAAGGCTTTCACCATATCCGTTCCCTCGTCTGCGTCAAGCTGAGCGTACACTTTTGCCTCCGCCGCCATACAAGCCACAGCCTTATCAGCAAGGCGTTTAACTGTGCCTGTCATATCGGTACACCACTTTCTGCCGTCATACCAAAGCCAGCGTTTGTCTGTATAGCAGTATCTCACCTGCTCGCCAAAAAGGTCAACAAAGCGTTCTGCGTTGCCTGTATCGTCAAATGAATAAAGTCTTGGCTTTGCTTCTTCCTGCTCCACAGCGCCCACAGAAACAGGCTCAGAGGGTGACTTGAAATTAAGAGAAAATCCCCCTGCGAACTTTGGCGAATAGGTCTTGTCGCAATCTGCAATGGCTTTCTGAATGGTGAGTGCTCCGTAGGTCGAACCGCTTTGCGCCCTGTCCCACTTTTCACGCATAAGACCTGAGGAGCGGAATATCATATCCATCTTCTCTGCGTCACAGCCTGTCCAGAAGGCAAGCATCGAGCAGAACGCCATATCAGCTTCACTCTGCGAGGTATATCCTGCGGTTCTTCCACTGTAGAGGGAAACAAATTTTCCTCCGTTTTTTGCGCCTGCCGCAGCTTTGATTATCTGGTCTGCGGTGTCAAGTCTGACAGCAGGAACAGCCTTTGCCACAGGCTCGTGACCGCCGCCTATATACTTTTCGTGCAATGGCTTTATGCTGTCGGAACACTCTGCGATACTCTCATATTCTGAGCAGGAGTTGCCTGTCATAACGAAAAATCTGCCGTCCTCATACATCTCAACTGAGCCTTTGCGTCTGCCACGCTTCGGGAGCTTTCCTCTGCATATGATATGTATGCCCTTGCCTGATTGAGATATTTCAGTATAGCTTTGCAGGGTGCTGATAAATTCAGATATGATGTTGCCGTTCTCTCCCCTTTGGTATGCCTCAAGCTCCTCCTCTTTGCCGTCAATGTCAACACCGAAATATGGACAGCCACCGAACATAAATCCTATGCCCGAATGTTTTTCTGAGGCTCTCACCGCCGTATTGAAATCGCACCAAGTAGAGGGGTTATTTGACATAGCCCCTCCGCCAGTAAGTGCGTTTATCGGCACTTTCTTTATCTTCCCTCTCTTTTCATCAGGCACAGCGTCCCAGCATATCCAGTTTGGCAGGGCTTTAAGCTCCTGCGGTATTTGTTCGTACATATATCCAACTCCTAACATAAATTTTGAAAAGTCAAAGCCTTTCACTTATCCCCGAAAAACACCCAAAAAGTTGCATTAAAAATGCAACAATTGCAGAAATGTTGCCAAATTAAAATATAAATCATTTGTTTGCACAAAATATCATCTGCGTTTTTATGCAAAAGCACTATGACTTTTCACTTTTTCAGAAATCAGAACGGCACGCCGTCATCTGTAAGCACGTCCTCAAAATCTTCAAGCGAACCTATGGCGCTGTCAGCCTGCGTATTTGTCTTAGGCGTTGCAAAGCCCGTCTGCTTAGTCGCAAAGCTGTCCGCCTTCGGTGCAGAGGATTTGAACTTATGCTTGCACTCGGGATACTTTGTAGGGCTGACAAAATTAATGCGTTCATGCTCCTTGCCGTTCCATTCCTCATGCGTGAGATCTACCCTTATGCACTTGTTCAGCAGGTCGGTGCAGTATGCTTTAAGGCTGTCATACTCCTTGCCGTCAGGGAGCTGTGCCGCCTTGCCCATTGCCATAAGCTGAGCAAAGTTGTAGCCCTCCACCTGCATATCGTTCTCGTTAGGCTCATGCTTTTTCCATATGGTGTGAAACAGGCAGGAGTTGCCGTATTTCTGTCCCTGCACGTCATTTCTGATGACGAGAGTGAAGTTAAGACCCATCGAGCCTTTCTTTGTTGTGCGTTCCTCGATAGCGGTTATGATGCACTCGTAATCGCCCTCAGGCTTTAATCCGTTCTGAAATGCCTCTGATTGATTTGACTTAAATCCCATTTTTTATTCCTCCGTTAGTAAATTTACTGCGTCCTCTGCCGAACGGCATATGCCTGCCAATGCTCCGCACTCACGCATTTTTATTATGAACTTCTTCTGCTCAGGACGAACTCGTCCCGACTTTGTTTTGACTTCGATAAAGACAGCTCTGCCGTCCTTATGCCTTACGCCGAACAGGTCTGAAAAACCTTTCGGCACACCTGTAGTGAAATATCTGCCGTCAACTGTTTTCCCCTCGCCAACGTTCACACGAAAGACAGTGCAGTAGGGCGACACCGCACAGCGTATCTCGTTTTGTATCCTGTGTTCTTCCGTCAACCCATAAGCCCCCTTTGCCTTGCCTGATAATACGCCCAGCCTGATTTGTAGCCGTGACTTTTCGCATACTGCAAAAGTTCGGGATAGGTATGGCAATCGGCAGGACTTGAAAAGTCAAGCTTAAATCCCTCCACCTTTATAAGACCCACGCTGCTGTCAGTTTCAAGCTTTCTCTCGGCTGAGGGGAACTCATATCCGCAGTGAGGACAGCATACTTTCACCCCCGCAGGAGGAGCGGAGAAAGTATAGAAACATTCGGGGCATTGTTTCACCTTGTCACTCTGTTCCTGCTTTTTATGCTGAGCTTTCGGCTTTTTCTCCAAGCTCCACTCCCTGTCGTCGTCAGGCATACCAAACCTTGCATAGTTGCCAACGTGGTCGATTATGACGGCTCTTTTGTTAGGTCTGTACCGCATACATCTCATAGCCTGCTGAATGTAAAGAGTAAGGCTCTTGGTGGGTCGCAGGAGTATGGCACACTCGCAGTCGGGAACGTCAAAGCCCTCGGAGATAAGGTCAACGTTGCACAGCACAGTTATATCTCCCCTGCGGAAAGCTGAGATAATGCTGTCACGCTCTGCCTTTGGGGTCGAGCCGTCGATATGAGCCGCCTTTATGCCGTTGCCGTTAAATACATCTGCCGTTCGCTGAGAATGTCTGACGGAAGCACAGTAGCAGACCGCCTTTTTGCCCAAAGCAAGCTGTTTGTAATACTTTATGACGTCGCCAAAAACAGTATTTTTTACCATAGCTTTTTCTATCTCAGCCGCCATATATTCTCCGTGAGAAACGTGAAGTCCTGTAAGGTCGGCAACGTCAGGAGCATAGTAGTCATAAGGTGCAAGACAGTTGTTATCAATAAGCCATTTTGCGGATACGCCAATGATAAGCTTGTCGTTCACGTCACCAAGCCCGTCGCCATTAAGGCGAACAGGAGTCGCAGTAACGCCCACTCTCGGCACGTCCGAAAAGTATTCGTATATGCGTTTGTAGGACTGAGCAAGGCTGTGATGATTTTCGTCAGTTATGATAAGTGCAGGTCTGGCAAGCTTTTTAAGCCGTCTTGTAATAGTCTGCACCATACCCACCTCGCAAAGTTTCATATCAACGCCCCAGCGAATAAAGGTCTTTTTTATCTGCTCCACAAGCTCACGTCTGTGGACGAGAAAAAGCACTCTCTTGCCGTTAAAGGTCGTCCGCCTAGCCATTTCAGCCACAATGCAGGACTTTCCTCCACCGCAGGGCAGGACTATGCAGGGTGCTTTATACCCTGCACGCCAAGCCTTTCTTACCTGTTCCACCAGCTCATTCTGATACGTTCGCAGTTTCATTGGACTTCGCCGCCTTTACCCTTTTCAGAACGCACTTCATGCAAAGCTGTTTGCCGTAATTCTTCATCGAGCCGTCTATTATCTGCTGAACTGTGCGCTTGCCGTCTGACATTATCGTCTTTCCGCACTCTGAGCAGATATGTTCGTCTGCAAGATGATAGTATGTTCTCAGCGCTTCATCAACAAGTTTCAGATCGTTGCTTATGTACATACTGTCGAACAGCCCAATAGGACTTTTGCAGGTGTCAGTGCCGTCCGTCTGAGTTGCGAAAAGATACTTGCCGTCAACCACAACAGTTTTAAGAACAGTTGTGAACATACCCTCGACAGTTATCTTCTCATCAAGCAGCTTGCCGATAGTTTTAGCTTTCTGCCTGCCGTCCTCGCCTGTATCAAGGTGATTGAGAAAATACACGATAACGTCCTCCGAAAGCATTTCAACGCTTCTCACAAGCTCCCAGAAATTCTTTGCTATGTCAGTGAACTTCTGATAGCCCGTTTCCTTTGCACGGCGCATAAACTCGTTCACCATAAGATACTGACTATCGTCAACGGCTATGGACTTTGCCGTCTGAGCTTTCATAAAGCGTTCTATCTCACCGTAATTGTCGGTATGTATCGTTGACTTAAACTGTGTGCGGAACGGAAGCTGTTTTCCGTTCACGTTCACAAGAGCAAGCTCGTCCTCTTTGAAATTTCTCAGGGAAGCAGATTTGCCGCTTCCTGAAAAGCCTAATACAAGTATCGCAAGTCCCATTCTCTTTTCCTCCTTATCTTATGGTCAGTCCCGGTCTGCGGACAACAGCCGCATATGGTATCTTCCTGCCTGCTTCGATAGCCGCCTTGACAGCCGTCTTGCTTATGTCAGGATCTTTGTATTTCAGCAGGCTGTCATCATTGACCTTTGCCCACTCCACAAAGGCCTTCGGGTCTGTTATCTCGGTGCTTTCCCTGCCCTTTGTAATGCTTATCTTAGCCATAACGCCCTCTATTTTGTTAAGGTTGACCCTCTGCATACTGTTCATAAGATAAGCTTTAAGGCTCTCTGCCTGCTTGATTTTCTGCTCACGTCTTGCTTTGAGGGCTTTCTCCTCTGCTTCAAGCATTTTCGCCTCGCTGCCCAGCACCTTAACATAAGCCGCAACGTTCTCCGCCTTGTCTGTAAATTCAGCCTCGACGCATTCAAGGGTATCAAACCACACCTTTTCAGCCTCAGCCTTTTCCTCTACCGTAAGCTCGGCATTTTCCGTCATATCCTCAAGGCTTTCAAAAAGCCTCTGAAAATCGTTTGTAAGCTCATAAAGTTTCATTTTTATACCTCCAGTTTTGAATTGATTATATCCGCAAGCTGTCTTGCTTTCTGTGTGAAAAGTCCGTAATTGTCGCTGTCATTATGCTCGTTCACAAAGTCCGCGAGCCTTGTTACGCTGTCAACAGCGGTGGAAAGATAAGCCTTGAATATGGCTTTATCGTCCTGCGTTGACGTGATCTCTGTCTTCCCCGAAAGCTTTTTCTCATACTCCGCCTTAGTTCTGTCAAGCTCTGCACGAAGCTGTGAAAGCTTGTCCTGCTTATCCTTTTCAGCCTGCTCAGCTTTCTGCAAAAGCTCTCTGCGGTCTTTCAGGCTGTCCTCTTCAAGCTTTGAATATTTTTCCGACCAGTCAAGGTCAACACGCCTCATAGCGTCTTTAAGGTTTGCCACCTCTTTGCTGTCTGTTTCCACAGCCACCTCGATAGGACGGCTCTCAAGCTCCTTTATCTCGGCTTCAAGCTGACGTATGCGGAGTTCAGCCTTGTCCCTCTGCTTTGATATCCTATCGCAGATACCGTTCATATCGTCAAGTCTGCCACTGAGCATATCTGCCTTGTCAGCCTTGATCTTAAGCTGTTTGACCTTTTCTTCAAGCTCTCTTACAGAGGTGTTTTCAAGGTCGGTGTTCTCGGTAAGTTCAGAACGTTCGTCCTCAGAAAGCTTGGTGAGAAGTGTTAGTTTCTTTACTCCAATTAGTGAACTCGAGTTCACTAATTCTTTCGGCAACTTCTCGACAATCGAAATGTAGTTATATACTTGTCTGTCTGAAAAGCCTGTTTCAGATTTACAGTAATCATTAAATTCCGAATACCCAAGCTCCTTGTAAAGCCTGCTGTCCCTCATTTCCTTAAAGCCCATACACATATCGTAAAGGCTCTGCTGTGCAAGCTGAGCTGAGGTCTTTATCCTGCGGTCAAGCTCAGCCGCCTTGATATATTCTGCCGATAGTTCGTTCATGCTGTTTTACGCTCCTTTCGTTTTTTCAGCGAACACCCTGTCAAGATATCGCTGATACTTCTGTTCAAAGTCCTTTATCTCCTGCGGTTTGTCCTCACCGCCGTTTTGTACCACGTTGTTCCTATATCCTCTGCACTGCACGATACCGCCGTATTGGTTCACTTCAACAGTATAGTAAGGCTTGTTAGGCTCAGAAACTTTTCTCAGAAACATTATGCTGAGTTTTCCCATAGCATGGCGTTCTGCATATCCGCCCACACAATGGGAAAGTATCCTGCCCTCGTCCTCTATCTCTTTCAAACTGTGTGGCTGTCTGATAAGCAAGCCGTCTGCCGAAAATTCAAGGCAGACACGCTCTGCAAGCCTTTTCGTGAAGTCCTGCAAAACAAGCTCGTCATGCTCATAGTTGATGATCTGAGTAAGCCTGTTGTGCATTGTCCAGAAATCGTGTGGCAATGCTATCATTGTATCGTGAATGTTATACTCCAGCGTTTCACACTGCTCCAGATAGTCGCTGTAATCAAGAGGTGTCATTTTCTGCTCGTGTATGTATCGTGCCACCCTTTGCGGTGTAAGACCTGTTATCCTCACAAGACGTTCAAGAGTGCCGTGTTCGTTCTTAAAGACCTTTGCTATATTCAGTAAATCTTCCGGTCTGAGTTTTGGATATTCCTCACGATAGTCAAGATACTGCTCCCACAGATGTTCGCTGCCTTTGAGTGTCTTGAACTCCGTCTTGTTCAGTCCGAGCATTTTCAGCAGGTCATTACTTTTCCAGTTCACACGCTGAGAGAGCAGGAACTTTTCCTGATATCCCCACCAACCTGTGTATCTCACGCTTGTTACGTCATAGCCTTGTTTCATAAGATACTCAAGATTAGGGTGTTTGCAGTATGCGTGAAGATAACATACAAGCATATTGCCGTGATAATGCTGATGTTGGCTGTAACGCATATCCGACTTGTCTATGGCTTTGATGTTCAGTACCGAATAGGAATTATCATAGTTATATCCCATACAGCACTTGCAAAAGACAGGCTCACGGAAGTCGTTACGCACAGACCAGTTAACGCCGTTATCACTGCCGTATCTCACCGACCCGTCACGGGCAAACACATACCGCTGTCTTTCCACAAGGTCACCCGTTGAGTATCTGTGAAAGCAACGTGCGAAAAGCTCAGCACCCCTTGTGAGGAACACCACATAATTCTTTGCACCCTTGCCTTTCATCTTATCCATAAGCTCTTTATCCACCGCAGGAACGCAGTAGATAAGAGCCTCTTTTCTTGTCTTTTTCATACTGCTACCTCAGAAGTCAAGCAAGCCGTCAAGGGATAGGCTGACAGGCGTTTTTGCTGTTTCTTCGCTGTCAGAGCCGTCGCCCAGGTCGATAGTCATATTAAAATGAACGTCTGCACCCTTGAAGTAAAAGCTTACAGCTCTGCGGTAGACCTCGATATCCGAAATACTTCCCCCTGCACCCTTAACAGCGTTTTCCGCACACTCGGCGAAAGTCCTGTCCGTCTGCAGGACCGCCTGAGCGAACTCCTCGTTCTGCTCACAGAAAATTTTGAGAGCCTCAAGAGTAGGCTTTGCAACCGCCTGTGCATACTTGCCAAGCTTAGCGACAGACAGCTCCTGCGACAGCTTGTCCTGAGCTTTCTTTGCGTTAATGTTCATTGCCGTCACCGCCTTTTCGCACGCTACTCATCAACGCACTGGCACAGCAGATGTCCTTGTATGTCTCGCCAAGGTCAAAAGCCTTCTTCTCATGTGGCTCCATTTCCTGACGCAGTGCCAAAAGGGTCGACATAGCACTTGCGAGCACTTGACATATATCCGATTTTGTGCTATCATCAATTTGAAAAGTGTTTTCTTTTTTTCGTTGAGCTTGTGCCTGTTGCCGCAGGTGCAGGCTCGTTTCTTATGTACTCTGTAAAATATGCACCACACACCAAATCTTTTCCATTAAGCGGACAACCTTTGCAACTAACAGTAAATTCTGTACAGTAGTTTACCGCCTTTTCAAACTCCTCTTTCGTTATCATCGGTATCCTCCTCTTTCTCAAAACGTTTCTCCCAGTGCCTATCCACCACGCTCAGCACAAGATACATCACTACATCTATCCCTGCAAGCACAGCTACTGTTATTAGCAGTATTCCTACAATGTCATTACCACTTTCCTTTCATTTCAACTTCGACCTTGACTATGGGTCTGCCTGCTTCTCTCACCGCCTGCTCCAGTTCCTCACGAACTGTGTCTTCGGCTGTCTCTTTGATATTGCGGTACAGCCCATAGATCACCAGTGCAACCAGCGCCACACACAGTGCTATGGCTGACACATATCTGATGATCTCCAGCGTTGTTATCATGTTGTTCATTTTCTCACGTCCTTTCATTTAAACGTCCTGTGTTTTAAGCTATCCACTCAGGGTGCTCAGTTCTTGCCGTTTCACAAAGCTTATCCCAGAGCGACGGGTCACGCCCGACCATATCCTGCAACGCTCCTGCAAGCTTGCGACCAATACTGTCCGCAGCCGCCTGCCGCTCCTGCTCCGTGCAATCGTCCCAAAGTTTGTAGCTTTTGCCACCGTCGAACGAAACGTGCCTTATGACCTTTAAAGGCGGATATTTCGGCATTTTTATCACCTCCTACTCAATTCTATTGGATATCGGGGTTGTACTATGCTAGACAAGCTCCTCGATAACGGCGATATTCTCGCCCTCTGAGCGGTCAACAAGATCCATAGCCTCGCCTGCCGTCTTTGCCGTGACTGTTACCAGCCTTACGCCGCTGAACTTATCTGTCAGCTTAATTTTGTAGTGTTTCATTTTTGTACCTACTTGAAAAATCTAACTTCTTGTGGTATAATGTAGAAAATAAAATAAAAGGAGCTGACCATAAATGATAAAAGTCATTCAAAGCAAGCAAATCGAATATCCTAGTGTCAACTTAAAATTTAAAGTTGATATGCCAAGAAATTGTCCTCATTGTGGTGTTGTTTTAGAGCCTACGGCTCTATCAAGCCATTTTGTTGAAATGGCAGACTTGGATGATTCCCATTATAAAATATATGTCCATTGGCTTTGTCCAAGTTGTGCAAAAGCATTTTGCTCAGAATATGAATACATTGGTCCTCGATATAGCACTGGATGTGATGAAGCTACACTTATTCAAACTTATCCTAAGTTCTGCTCATCTCCAACATTTGACGCCGAGATTGAAAAAGTTTCTGAGGATTTTGTTAAAATATACACACAGTCGCATAAGGCGGAGCAACTTGGTTTCGATAAAATATGTGGAATGGGTTATCGAAAAGCGTTAGAATTCCTAGTAAAAGATTTTGCGATTAATTTTCACCCAGAAGAAGTAGAAAAAATCAAAAAGCAACCGTTAGCTCAATGTATCGAAAACTTCATAGACAGTCCAAAGATAAAAACCCTTTCAAAAGCTTCTGCTTGGATCGGTAATGACGAAACCCACTATTGCCGTCAACACGAAGATTATAATATCGACCATTTAAAAGCTTTTATTAATGCCATTGTTTCATACATAAACTCAGAGCTTGAACTAAAAAAAGCTGAACAACTTGTAAGAAAATCTGATTAATCCTTTTCGCAGAGCAATTTTCCGTCAAGAGTCCAATACTGAATGACCTCTCTACAGGGGTCATTTTCTGTTCCTGCACCTTTCAAGGCTCTTGTTACGATCACCTGCTCAACCCTGGCACTGTCGCACCCTCTTGGAATAGCAGTAATTTTCTTTTCCACGTTTCTCTCATCCCCTCTTTAATCACTTGTTGCATTATGCAACTCACTGAGTAAAAAAATATTTGCCGAACTCTCCAGCATCAATGTGGAGCAAGTGTGACAGTTTCTCAGCCTCGTCCAAGTCAAACGGACGAACATTGTTTATTTTCTGATTAGCTGTAGGTTGAGCTATGTTTAAACAATGTGCAACGTCAGCTTGGGTCAGTTCAAGCTCCTTCATTCTACCCTTGATCTTGTTCGTGTTTACCATATGCCAGCCTCCTTTCTTGTTGCATTATGCAACTTACTGCATTATCATAATAGCACATAACTTTTCACTTGTCAATAGCATTTTGCAACATTTTTTTATTTTTTTCAAAAAAGCTATTGCATTATGCAATTTAATGTGATATAATCATTATAACGAAAGCAGGTGAGCAAGATTTGAATACCGTAGAAATTGGAAATAGAATAAAAGCTGCAAGAGAAGAAAAAGGACTTACACAAGAAGAACTTGGTATCCGTCTTGGATTGAACAAATCAACTATCCAAAGATATGAGGCAGGAAAAATTCTCAGAATAAAATTACCTGTTCTTGAATCAATCGCTATTGAGTTGAATGTTAATCCTGAATATCTTGCATTAAAAACTGATGATCCTAGCCCTAAACATTCTTCTCATATTATAGACTCCAACGCAACTATACTCCCGCAAGACAACGTACATATAATACCTATATATGAGAGCGTGTCGGCTGGGTTCGGTGCTTATGCCGACGATTAT